CCAGGCCTGTACAGCAAAGTACAGGGCTAACCATGACTTTCCTGTACCTGGGTATGCCAAGAAGACTCCTAACTGCCCTGGCATAATTCCAGACGGCAAGTAGTTATCAAATCCTGGCAATCCAGTCTTGATGCCGACATGTCCTAGGGCTTGTTGCTTCTTTACATTTTCAAAGTAAGCAATCGCAGACTCTAGGTCTGTGACATCAATATCACGAATAGCAGCAGTGTTCTTTTTTAGTTCTGAGGTTTTTGTAATGAGTTCGTTGAGAGCAGAAATTCCATTATTATTCTGAATCTCAGATGCTGCTGATCTAATAATATCTTTAAGGCTATCTGTTAAGTATTCTCCCTGAAGTTCTTCAAGATGATGCTTTGTTGCACCAATGCCAGCAACTGGCTCAAAGTCTCTAAACTTTTCAGTAACTAGTTCTACTGGAGGAAGTACTGAGTTATTCTCAAAATACAGTCTTACAAAGTTCCAAATGTCTCCGTGGGTTCTTAGAAGGTTGTCAACATTTGCTTGAAGAAGAACATGGATCTGCTTATCTTTCAGAACAGCCGTAAGTAGTTTTGCTTCTGTGTTATTCACTTAACCACTCCTTTGCCAGTCTTCTACGCTCTGCTCTTTCTTGGCTATCTTTTAATCTATCCTTTTTTGCCTGTAATATTTTTTCTGCATTGTATGCAAAGTAATTCCATGATGGGGTTTCTGAAACAGCAAAGTAATACTCAAGTATATCGTAGCACCCTGATAATGTATATGATTCCACAAGGGCATCAGATGCCCATTGCTCTACATTTAGGTTTAGAGATGGCTTTGATTCGTACCTTGCGGTATGATACTTGCTGTATCTTGAAAGCAAAGCCATACGGTCTTTGCGTTCGGCCATTACTTGTCTTCAGCCTCGGATTGTGCTTCTAAAATCTTGGCAGTCAACTTGTCTTCAACAAACTTGTAGACTCGCTCAAATGCTTGATCTGGAGTTTCTCCATTACGTCTTGAATCTACAACACCAAGATCAAGTCTTAGTGATTGAAAGTTCCCAAGGTTCAGTGTGTATCCAAGTGTAACAGATACCTTTGTTTCTTCGTTTTCCATTTTATACCCTTCGTTAAATAGACTCGCTCCAAATTGGAACAAACTGTCCGTCTTCTGTTCTTCTATATGTAAGTATACCATCGCCCATTCTGCGTGTCAACTCTTGCTTGCTAGGCGTAATATCATTAGTAATTAATTTATCTTTTCTTGGTCTACCAATATGATATGAAGCAAGTATATCACGTATCTCTCTTACTTGCGATTCTGAGTAATATGATCTTACTTGAAATCCTCTTGCTCCACCTTTTTGAGATCCCGTTGGAAATGGAATGACTCCTCGTTTCATTAGTGACGGCATATATTTTTTATGACGATTAACTAAATCAGCAGTCTGCCCAACCGTATAAGACCTTTCTCTTTTGCTTTTAAAATCACTAACTAAACAACTTTCGATCTGATCTTTTGTAATATTATAAACAGACATTATTCCATTAGATTTGTTTAGGTGGTGAACCCTAACAAGATCTCCATTTAAAAACCAAACCTTTTTGTTCCCTGGAATTACAGGGAGGACATTGTAGCCTTCGCTCTCAATTGTTCCCTTTTTAATAGCCATCGGCCCTCCTGAGAATTGTTTGGTGGATGAAAAAATGATCTATTACCACAAGACATACAGTACATTTCTAAATTATTTATTTCTGTATATTGCCTATCTAGAAACATTCTTCCTTTGCATTTTTTACAAAAAATCATTAGTTGGGTATGCCTATTGCAATAAAGTTAATACCGACATTTGTAATTCCACCAAGGTTAAATTTAACTGATCCTTCTAGGCCTGAAGTAGTTATGCTAGAAAGTGTAACAACTACATCTTTACCCGCAACTGATGCGGTTCCAGTACTGACTGGGGTTGCGGTAACTATAGGTGTAAACTTAAACTCGGTAGGAAAAGAGTAAGAAAAGTCTTTTGTTGATCCAGCAGTCTGGTTATCTCCTTTTGTAACTGAAACATATCCGCCAACTACTCGTGCTTCTGATGTTTTAACGCTTTGCTTTCCTGCGTTTGGAGTATCTACTGTAACATATTTGTTTATTGAGGTAGATGCTGCAGTTGACAAATCATTAACAGCCTTAACAATCTGGTAAATATAAGTTACGTCTAAGGGCTGTCCTCGCTCTGGTACAGGTAAAATTGCCATAGTATAATTATACCAGACTCACTGTTTCAGAATCGTAAATCTCTAAACTAGGATTTAGTTCTGGGTTTGTTGAAGATGCTTGGATTATGACCCTAACAGAAGTTGTTCCAGTTTTTGAAAGTAAATAAGTTGTTGACGCAGTTGTTGTTTTATAAGTTGGCAAAGAAGAATCAAATCCTACAAAAATATCATATAGTATCTGTGTAGAAACATCTCCAAGCGACCAGCCTACCTGAATGGTATTTGATACAGGGTCTGGTTTTACATATCCAATACCAGTAGAAACCTGTCCAGATTGTACTGCAAGGTTTGAAGAGTAAGCAGACTTTCTATTTTTGTCTTCAGCAACAATTCGAAATCTAAGAATTCTGTTGTTATCATTTGTAACTCTTTTTAAAAACTCTTTTTTAATAATAACATTTTTAATTCCAGGCTCTGGCAAAATTGTCATTTTTAAACATCCAACGCAAATCTAAACTCTATATAGTTTGTGGTATTTGCTGTTTTTATAATTGGTCTAGACTGTATATTTTTAATTACAGAATATCCAGTTAAGCCATAAAGAGAGTTGGTTGCTGTAGTATTTTCAAGTCTTAAAGCATCTAGACAAACATGAAAAGAATTAGAAGGCAAATTATCTTTAGTTACAGTTGCATAAATTTTTGCTGTAGTAACTTCAGCCCAACTAAATCCTAAACTCTTTTTTAACTCTTGAAAAGTTTTGCCTACTACAATATATCTGTTGTTTTCAAAATCATGAGTATTCTCTGATGTCCCATTTGCATATCCAATGTCGTCAATGTCAACTTGAAATTGTGCATATTGAGTGGTAGAGTTGGTAGTATGAGAAAACTCTAACAGTATTTTAACATTGTCTGGAACAGTTACGGGGACTAGGCTTGTTCCAGGAACTCTATTTATAACAGAGAATGCAAGTTTAAGTTCATCTAGCGGACTGTTCTTGGTAAAATCTATAGAGGTTTGATCCAATATGATATAGTCTGACACAGATGTTCCAACCATAATTCCTTGTGGATTATAGGAAAGAGATGCTGTGTCTCCTCTGATTGCAATAATATTATTTAAAAATCTACATCTTTCATTTCTGTTAACCCTATATTGATTTGTAAAAATTCTATTGTCTGCGTTTGTTGCAAAAACTTTTATTGATTGGTTATTGCTATCAACTACATTAATAACTCCATCATTTTCTTCTCCATCTAGGGGTCCATACTTAACAGCGATATTTGCAGGGGCTCCTCCATCAATACTGTATTTCCAATTGTCGGTATCTGAAAAAGAATAAACAATCTTGCTATCAAATGGGCCAGCAAGTGGATTAGATGCTGCAGAGAATATTCCTACTTCAGTAATCTCGTATCTTTCTTCTGTTGGAAGTTCTGCTGTTAGTACTACCTTTGAGAGTCCACCCTCATTTACAAAACCTCTAGAGATAATAGGAACACGCAACATTTCAAATTCTAAAGACTCTTTATTTTTCATGGCTAGTAACTCGGCAGAACTAAATGTATGATCAGATGCTACTGGCTTTGGGCCACAGCCTATGGCAATATGAGATGCGTAAGATGTGGTCTGACCCACAAGGTACTTTGCTAAAATATTTTTACCTGTATTAGTTATCATTTATTGCCCCTTTAGTATATTGTATCATTAAAAATCTCTCCAGCAGTAAGAATCTCAACCTCTACCTGCTCAGTTTCTTTCACATTAATTACATTAATTACAAGGTCTCCGCTTATTGGATCTATATAGATAGACTT